ATTAGACCATAACCCGGAAATCATGACGGCTTGCCGGACTATTGCGGAGCTTATCGGTTCGATGACAATCCACCTGATGAGCAACACGGCACAGGGAGATGTCAGGATAGTAAACGAGCTATCCCGGAAGATTGATATTGACCCGATGCCTACAATGACCCGAAAAGTATGGATGGAATCCATTATCATGAACCTGTTGCTTTACGGTTCGGGCAATTCGATTGTTGTGCCTCATACATGGCAAGGCTATTTGGAATCACTCGAACCTATTGCAGCATCAAGGGTATCACTCATGCCAGTGGGCGGAAGTTACCGAGATTATAAAATCTTGATTGACGGAATTGCGAGAGACCCAAGCGATACACTCCATTTCGTCCATAATCCCGATAAGTTTTATCTGTGGAAAGGTCGGGGGTTGCAGATATCCCTCAAGGACGTTGCGCAGAACTTAAAACAGGCGGCGGCAACCGAAAAAGGATTCATGGAGTCGAAATGGAAACCGTCACTCATTGTTAAGGTCGATGCTATGACGGAAGAGTTTTCGAGTAAAGCCGGACGTGAAAAATTACGGGAAGATTACCTTGAAAGTGGAGAAGCTGGAGCACCGTGGATTATTCCGGCTGAACAATTTGAGGTGCAAGAGGTGAGACCGTTATCCTTGTCAGACCTTGCAATCTCTGACGTGGTTCAGCTCGACAAAAGAGCAGTTGCATCAATCATCGGTGTTCCGCCATTTGTGCTTGGTGTCGGTGAATACAATCAAACCGCATGGAATAGCTTTATACAAAACAAAGTCAGACCTATTTGCTTGGGTATTACTCAGGAGCTTACCAAGAAGCTAATCATCAATCCTAAGTGGTATTTGAAATTTAACACGCTGTCATTAATGGATTGGGATTTACAGACCATTGCTAATGTATTCGGCACATTGTCAGACCGTGGATTTGTTAACGGCAATGAGGTTCGAGACCGCATCGGCATGAGTCCAGTTGATGGATTGGATGAATATCGGGTGCTTGAAAACTATATCGGTATTGATTACACCAATAAGCAAAAGAAATTGATACAAGAGGAGGACTAACATGGAAAATAGATATTTTAAAATGCATGAAGTCTCTACACGTTCCGACGATGAGGGGAATCCAATAATCGAGGGTTACTTCGTCCGATATGATGACACTTATCAGGTCTGCGAGGGCGCTACCGAAAGCGTTGCTCGTGGAGCTTTTAGCGAGTCAATTAATGGGGATGTAAGAGCTTTATATAATCACAATTCTGACCTCGTATTAGGTCGCACAAGTGCCGGTACTTTGGAGCTACGTGATACCGATGTGGGATTGTGGGGGGTTGTGCATATCAACCCGAAAGACACACAGGCAATGGATGCTTATGCACGAATTGCAAGGCATGACATTTCCGGCTGCAGTTTCGGCTTCGATATCGCCGAAGAGGATACCGTTATTCGTGAGGACGGAACAATACACTGGACGATAAAAAAAGCTGACCCATTATATGAGGTTAGTCCATGTACGTTCCCAGCTTATGAAGCGACTAGCATCTCGGCAAGAGCGAAGCAGAAAGCAGAAATGGAGAAGCGTAAACTTTCCGCATGGAAAGAACAGGCGAAAGCGAGGTTATCAAAATGGCATTAAAAGCATTAATGTTACGAAAAAAGATTGATACAAAGAAAAAGGAACTGGAAGCACTCAGGGCAAAGGATGCCGAGTTCGAGAAACGTGAATCCGAGTTAACAGCATCAATCGAGGAAGCATCGACCGATGAGGAAACACAGGCGGTTAATGAAGAGATCGAGAAGTTCGAGACAGAAAAGGGCGAGCATGAAGCGGCTAAGTCCGAGCTTGAGTCTACCATTGAGGGACTTGAGAACGAACTTCGTGAGACAGAAAAAGAAAACGAAACTCCGGCGGAACCAACACCAGCGTCGGGAGCAAGATCAAACGAAAACAACATGGAGGTAAGAGCAATGGATATTGCAAAGAGATCATTCAGAGATATGAGCATCGCAGAGCGTACAGCGATGATGGAGAGAGAAGATGTTAAGGCTTGGCTTGGCGAGGTAAGAGCGCACATTTCCGAGAAGCGTGAGCTGACCAATGTTGGTCTTACAATCCCGGAAGTATTCCTTGGATTCCTTCGTCAGAATGTCGAGAATTATTCCAAGCTCTATAAGCACGTTACAGTAAGACCTGTTTCCGGCACCGGAAGAGAAGTTATCATGGGTTCAGTTCCTGAGGGTGTTTGGACTGAGTGCTGTGGTGCTCTTAACGAGCTGAATATGGTATTCAATGACGCTGAGGTTGATTGCTATAAGGTAGGCGGTTTCTTCAAGGTATGCAACGCAGTTCTTGAGGATTCAGATCTTGACCTTGCGGCAGAACTTCTTGACGCAATCGGACAGGCTATCGGGCTTGCACTTGATAAGGCTATTCTTTACGGCCGCAACACATCTGCAAATAATAAGATGCCACTCGGTATCGTTTCAAGACTTGCGCAGACTTCACAGCCATCCGGCTATCCGGCAACCGCAAGACCTTGGGTTGACCTTCACACAAGCAACATCAAGACAACCAATAACACAGGTGTTCAGCTCTTCCAGGATCTGATCGTTAATGCTGGCGCTGCAAAGGGCAAGTACGCAAGAGGCGGTAAGGTATGGGTTATGAATGAGACAACATACACATACCTTCAGGCTCAGGCGCTTTCAATCAATGCTTCCGGCGCTATCGTATCCGGCATGAACGGAACAATGCCAATCATCGGTGGTGTTATCGAGGTTCTCGACTTCATTCCTGATAATGTTATTATCGGTGGTTACTTCGAGCTTTATCTCCTTGCTGAGAGAGGCGGCGCTAAGTTTGCACAGAGTGAGCATGCGTTCTTCATTCAGGATCAGACAGCTTTCAAGGGTACAGCAAGATATGATGGTCAGCCGGTTATTCCTGAGGCATTCGTTGCACTCGGTGTTAAGAACACAACTCCTGACGCATCAATGACATTTGTAGCTGACAAGGCTAATGTTGTTGACCTTGCAGAGCTTACTGGTGTAACACTTTCACCATCATTTGATGCCGGAACAACCGTATACACAGCGGCAACAACCAACGCTAAGGACGCAATCACAGCAACCGCTAAGGATGCTAAGGCAAAGGTTACACTTTACTACACAACAGGCACAACAACCAAGCAGGTTGTAAACGGCGCTAATATCACTTGGGCGGCTGGCGCTGATAATGTTGTTAAGGTAGTTGTTGAGAACGGCAACAGCACCAAGACATATCAGATCACCGTTACAAAGTCATGATCGGAGAGGCGGCATAAATGGCAGATAGCGAGTTACTTACAATGTTAAAAATTGATTGCGGTATAACCACAACGGCATTTGATGAGCGACTCGCTCAGTATGCCGAAGCAGCAAAATCTGAAATTACAAGAGAGGGAGTAACGCTTGTTGATACAGCAAGCGACTCCCAGCTTGTAGTCATGTATGCAGCTTGGTTGTGGCGCAAGAGGGACACAGGTGAGGGCATGCCGAGGATGTTAAGGTATGCCATAAATCAAAGGGTCTTTTCAGAAAAAATGCAGACCGAGGGGTAAGGCTTATGAATATATCCGATACCTTAAAATTAATAAGATTTGAGTATGTAAAAGACGAGTTCGGCGTTGGCCGCAAGGTCGAGACCGTCCGCGAGGTTTTTTGTGACAGCCATTCAGTAACGCAGACGGAGTTTTTTTCCGGCCAGCAATCAGGGCTTAAGCCGGATTTAAAATTTACGGTTTTTGCCGGAGACTATGACGGTGAGACGGTCATTGAGTTTCACGATGTGCGGTATTCGGTATATCGCACTTATAACGCCAATATGGATTATATCGAGTTATATGTTCAAAAGGATATAGGTGTACAAAATGGCAGCAATTAGCCCCGGCGCTTTTGCAGAGGAGATTGAAAAAATCTTAGAAGAATATGGGGACGAGGCTGTTGAGGCGCTTAATGAATCTATTGAGGAAGCTGCAAAGGAATCCCAGAAGCAGATTCGGAAATTTAATCAAGGCCGTACCACTTGGGAAGAATATCCCAAAGGCTGGACAATCGAAGTTGCAAAAGAGCGCTTGGAAACATCAGCAACGGTTTACAACAAATCAAAGCCGGGTCTTACACATTTGCTTGAATTTGGTCATGCGCTACGAAACGGCGGCAGATCATCAGCATTTCCTCATATTGCAGATGTTAATGATTTTGCACAAAAGGATGTACTTGAACGGTTGGAAAGGAAGTTATCGAAATGACCTTACAGGAAGTTAATTTAATGATGTCAGAAATGGCATCAAGAACCGAAGTAAACGGTTATATATATCATCATTATGATGAGGGTAGTGCTCCTGAGTTGCCGTATTTGATTTTTTATTATCCAAGCTCCGATAATGAGAGTGCCGATAATGTTGTATGGTCAAACATAAACCGTTTAAACATCGAACTATATACAGACAATAAAGAGTTTTCAATCGAAAACGAACTTGAAGCCGTGCTGAATGAGCATGGCTTTTTTTATGAAAAATCCGAACAGTACATCAAGGATGAAAAGATGTATGAAGTTTTATATCAAATGGAGGTAGTAATAAATGGGTAGAATCAGATATGGAATCAAAAATGCTCATTATGCAGTTGCAACCGATGACGGAACCGGCGCTCTCACATACGATACACCGGTAGCAATTCCGGGCGCTAAGTCAATCTCGCTTGATGCTCAGGGCGATGCAGTTGATGAGTTCGCTGATAATACAACATGGTGGCATGGAAATGTAAATAATGGTTATTCCGGCTCAATCGAGTTCGAGGATACAGCAAGTGCAGATACATTTTTGCAGACCGTTCTTGGACAGACCAAGGACAGCACAAGCGGAATCGTTACCGAGTCAGCAACAGATGAGCCAAAGGAATTTGCTCTTGGTTTCCAGT